CGAAAGTTAGTACAATGGAAGATGCTACCAGTGGTAGGCAAGTATCGGAAAGGATAGAACTGGTACATACTTACAGTGGTAGGAACTGGGTTTGTACGGGTTTTAGTACAAGGGGTGGCATCGGTAATTGGCGATGGGAGATGGCATGAATATTGCATGTAATGTACTCATTATTGTTAAAAATATAACGTAATTTATTTTAATTTTTTATTGAAAAGTAGTTGACAAGCTATTTTAATGTGTGCTATAATAAGGCATAAGTTAAAACAAGCCAACTTAAGAAAGGAAAGGTATTAAAAATGAGGTTATCTTTAAGCAGCGTTAATGGTGAGGTAAAATATAATCTTAATATGGTCGAATTTATGGATAGTTTGATATCTGAAACGAAACGTATGAAAGACGGCGATACATTATGTGTTTATACTATGAATAATAATTCTAATATAATAACTATATATCTGAATAATGATAAGTTAGTTATTTATAACGAGTATTTTTGTGTCGAATATACATTAGTATATCATGATATGAGTTATAATTATTTTTATGTTTTAATTAGTTCTATGTTGAAAATATATGAGTAAAAATAAAATCACAATTTTTAATGAAAGGAAAGGTATTAAAAATGAAAAAATTCTTTGTTAGTGTAGTAGCAGAAAAAAGTGAGCCAGTTATTTCTGATTTTACCTCTTATGAAAAAATGTTAGAGTTTTACGCTAATTCATGCTTATCTTTAGCAGGAAATAAAGGAACAGTTTTAGTATATGATGTTACTAATTACGGAGGTATAGGCAATATAATGATTGCGGCATATATTGACGAAAGCATTGTCTATGTAACAACAGGAATTGTTGATGACAAACGCATTATAAATGTAACTGAAAAAGACGAGCTTATATTTGACGCGAGCAAACGATTTGAAAGTGCGCAATACGAACAAGCCGAAGCCGACAAGGATACCGCCGACTATAGCGTATATATCGGGCATCACACTTTTAAGTATATAGGCAGGGATGCGAGCGATTTAGTGTATAAAGTTTTAGAGGGGCTTTTTTCGAGCGTGTCTAAGGATAGGGACATTATTACAATTATAGATAAGAATACCGGAAAATCATATAAAATATACTATGTAAAGGCATTATATAATTGTATGATTAAAATAAATGATGGCAACTTTATGTCGTTTGAATACTATAGATCTGAAAAGCGACGCGAGTTAATGAATTATATTAGAAAGGAAGTGATTTTATGATAATGCTAACAGCGGTACTTCTCGCCGCGCAGCTTTTCGCCTTACAAGTAGCGGTTTATGAGCCGCCACTTGTGTATGGTGACGTAACGGTAACTTATTACTGCGCATGTGAAAAATGCTGCGGGAAATGGGCGTATAACCGCCCTAAAGATAAAAACGGAAACGACATTGTATACGGCGCAAGCGGTGATAGGCTTGAGCCTATGAATTCGGCGGCTTGCGATGCAAGCGTGCCGTTCGGTACAAAGTTTGAAATAGAACTAGATACCGGCGAAACGCTGAAAGTATCTTGTTCCGATCGTGGCGGAGCTGTTTCCGGCGCTCATATAGACGTGTACGTTGGTAGCGATAAAAACGCACATAAGCGCGCGTTAAAATATGGAAAAAGAAAGGGGGTTGCTTATGTACTTAAGTAATAGTAGCGCGGAATATATGCCCGTGATTGCGCTGTTGTCGATTTTTATTATATTTTCATCTTTGGCAATAATCGAGGTTATAAAACGCGATAGGCTACGAAAAAAGTTGTTTAATGAAAGTAAAGTTAAAGTTGGAGAATATGTTGATAAAATTTTAGCTTACTACTCTTATGAGTGTTATTTGATTGATTACTATATGCGTTTCCGCGAAACGTCAACGGCGGCACTTCATCGTGATTATGCTAGGGCTATCCGGCGTGCGTTAGTATACGCCGGCGTGCCTAAAGAAGTTATTGCGGAATATGAAAAAAGAAAGGTTGTAAGGCTATGAGTTATGATATAAAGGGGTATGTTTCAGTACGGAACAACGAGGAAAAAAGAAATGGTATTTTTTCAGCATCTACGTTAAAAATGCCATAGGGTGCAACTGTGCAAATACCGCATATGGTTTTAGATGCGGTTGAAAAAATGGAAGAAATTGATGGAAGCGAACTCAAGATTACTTTCTATATAAGGAAGTCAGAGAAAATTGGATATAATGGGGTAATTAAGAATTGGAAAGAAATTCAAAAACGAAAAGATTGAATTATTTCGAAAAAACTTCTTGACTTTTAATAGAATAGGGTTTATACTAAAAGAGTAATCAAGGTTACTTGATTGTAAAACTTTCCGCAGGCGGCGTTTTTTCACAAATAAAAGTTACAAATGAAAGTTAAAAATGCCTTTTTCACCTTTAACGCCGCCTTTACAATGATAGACCACTTTAGGTTTATATATTTCATTTTAATTAAGAAAGGACAAAACAAAATGAAGAAAGTTACTACACGATTTTATTCAACTACAATTTATCCGGTTGCAGTAATTATGCGTGACGGACAGATTGAAAAAGAGGACTTAGACCCCATCGTTATTGAGGACAAGTTGGACTTGGCAAAGGCAGAAAAAATTGCTAAGAAAGCCTACAAAGAGAAAACCGTTATTGTCGGAGACTTAGTTTTTACAGATGAACTTAGAGGAATGAGTACTGAAACGTTCTTAAAACATTCAGAAGTGATTGAAGAAAAAGACGAAAAGGAAAGTGAGGTATAATCATGGAGAATACAGGAGTAGCAGTTCGTGGCGGAAACACAATTAACGCAGTTTGCAGTTTATCGGCAGAGACAAAAGAGGATAAAGCGAAGCTTTTCAGAATTATGAACAACCCAGATAAACGACTTTCAGATTGTATAAATGAGACACTGGAGATTACAGACGTGTATATTGAACCTGTGCAGGTTGAGAACCAAGTAACAGGAGAACAGGAAATTGCACCGCGTATCGTGCTCATTGATAAAGATGGCACGTCCTATCAATGCGTTTCCATCGGCATCTATAGCGCATTGCAGAAAATTATTTCTTTGTTCGGTGAGCCTACTTGGAAAGAGCCGATGCCGTTAAAAGTATTGAACATTAAAAAGGATAAAAAGCAGATGCTAACCCTTGACGTGATGTTCTAAAAAAATCTAGGCGGGGCAATAGCCCCGCTTTTGTTATGAGGTAGTTATGAAAATTTATGAACGAAAAACTTTCCCTTTGCTTTCAAAGTCTCCATTCATTTTTACACTAGACGAAGTTTCTTTTCACTTCTCTACGGCTAGGCATATGCAAAAATTTATGGATAATTATAAGCAAAATAGAAATGATGTTTCTATGAACTTAACCAAGCGTTGGCACTTTCCTACACGCTTGGATTTATTAGCAGATTTATACCTTTATACACAGATTGAAAATAGAGGTTTTCACATTATTTATAAAGAAAGGGTTATAACATGGCAAGGTCAAGTAGAATTAAGTGGACTAACGCTGACGATGAAAGACTGATAAATATAGCAGTGCGTTTTAATGCTAAAATTGCTTACGTTAGTATTGAGAAACCGCATATAGCGGGTATTCAACCTGCGCCAGTATCGGTGCAGGACTTAAAATCACATTTACTTTCTTACCCTAGAAGCGAGTTCACACGAACCATTTCAAGCTTATCCGATTATCTGAAAGAGGGGGCAGAACTTCCATTTACAACGTCAAAAGGTGTAAATACAACACATTGGCAGATGGAACAAATAGAAAGAACTTTTGCTGATATAAATAAAGCTAGAGAAAGAGAGATTGATAAATTCAAGCCCTCTATTTATAAAGGTACAATGCACACGATAAAAGAAAGCGGTCTTTTGCCAAGAAAAAATACGGTGCAGGAAGTACTCCCGAAAAACTGGGATAAATGGCTTTCAAGGATTAATGCTCAGCGTCTCTCCTATATTGGAGACGAACGTTATGAGCGTTATAAACAGAACTTTATAAAAGCGGTTGATGTAAACCTTGGAAGCGAGGAACTGCATAATAAACTTGAAAAAATACCCGCAGAAGTACTTGTACAAGAATATTATACTAATCCGATGATTAGTATAGATTTTGTATATGACCCTAAAGATGCCGCTGAAATTAGTGAAGCATTGATGCAACGCCTAGATAACTTGGAGTATTAACTATGAAATTTACGGCAGATTTTGAAACAATCACAGACCCGAACGACTGCCGCGTGTGGGCTTGGGCTTTATGTGCTATCGATAATACTGATATTTTTTACTACGGCACAACGATAGACACGTTTATGGAATTCATAAAAGAACACGATGAAGTGACACATTTATATTTTCACAACTTAAAGTTTGATGGAGAATTTATTATATATTGGCTTTACCATAACAACTATAATTATGTGAAAGATAAGCGTGATGTTGTTTGCAAAAGTTTTTCCACGTTGATAAGCGATAAAGGGCAATTCTTTTCTATGGAGATTGGCATAACGATGCAGCGAAACGTAAAAATTTATGATTCTCTGAAAGTACTCCCATTTTCTATTGCTAAAATAGCAGACGCTTTTCACCTGCCTATTAGTAAACTGGATATTGACTATGAAGCTTTTCGTTCTGTAGACCATGAACTAACAGTTGAAGAAATAGCGTATATTAAAGGTGACGTTACTATTGCAGCTATGGCATTAAAACAGTTGTTTTCACAAAATATGAAGAAAATGACAACGGCATCAAATGCAATGGCTGAATATAAGGAAATTGTTGGAGATTCACGTTTTAGTAAATGGTATCCAGTACCAACTTATGATTCAGACATAAGACTATCATATAGAGGGGGTTTTACTTATCTTTCCGAACGGTACGCAGATAAAGATATTAAAGATGGAATTGTGCTTGACGTAAATTCTCTATATCCGTCTGTTATGTATTATAGTCCACTTCCATACGGTGAGGGTGTTTTTTTTGATGGAAAGTACGAAAAAGACGAGGAGTATGACTTATATACGCAAACTTTCAGTTGCGTGTTCGAGTTAAAAGAGGGTTATATACCGACAGTACAAATAAAAGGCTCGCTTGCTTTTGTTCCTACAGAATACTTAAAATCAAGCCGTGATGAATATGTAACTTTAACCATGACAAATATTGACCTTGAAATGTTCCTAGAACATTACGATGTATACGATATCGACTATATATGTGGGTGGAAATTCAAAAGCACAACAGGGCTTTTCAAAGAATATATAGATAAATGGAATGGGATTAAGGTACAAGCAACGATTGAAAAGAATGGAGGACTAAGAACAATAGCAAAGCTGATGTTGAATTCATTATATGGTAAATTCGCTTTGAACCCTAAAGCGGCAAGTAAAATTCCATATTTAGGTGAAGATGATGTAATACATTATTATGTGTCTGATGTAGAAGAACGTGAACCCATTTATATTCCTGTAGGCACTTTTATAACGGCGTGGGCTAGACATAAAACAATAACTTCTGCGCAAAGCGTATATGATAGATTTATATATGCTGATACAGATAGCTTACACCTTGAGGGCTTAGAAGAACCAAAAGGACTTGAAATATCAGATACGAAACTAGGTGCATGGAAAAAAGAAAGCGTTTTTACAAGGGCTAGATTTTTAAGACAAAAATCGTATATAGAAGAGATAAACGGTGAACTAAAAATAACATGTGCCGGTATGCCGCCTGCATGTTATCCTTATGTGACATGGGATAATTTTCATATCGGTGCTTCTTACCCATTTAGACTTAGACCGATGCACACGCAGGGTGGCATTGTTCTTGTAAATGCACCTTTTACAATTAGAAAATAAATGTTGACAAAATACGGAAAAAAGTGATAAAATGAATATGAGGGATAGGGCGGTTCAATTCACTGCTGATTACGAGGACGCTACGGTTGAAAAATATCGCCTTGTATCTATGGAATTAGCAAGCCGTTGTGAAACTGCCTTATTACCTCTAAAAGAGAGGTAATTAAAATGTATTGGGATATAAACAATTCATTATCATACAATAGGTTATTCAATTTTATAGTCGGTGCTAGAGGTGTCGGTAAAACATACGGTGCTAAAAGATGGGCAATCAATGACTTTCTAAAGAACGGAAATCAGTTTGTTTATGTAAGACGCTATAAAGAAGAGTTTAAGAAAATTCCGAAGTTTTTCGCTGATATTCAAGACGAGTTTTCAAAGCATGAATTAAAAGTTGTTCCACCAAATTTTGTTATTGATGGAAAGGTGGCAGGAACGTATATTGCACTTTCTACGAGTAAAATAGAAAAGTCAACGCCGTATCCTAGCGTTACTAAAATAATATTTGACGAGTTTATATTGGATAAGGGATTCCATCATTATTTGCCGGACGAAGTTACAAACTTTTTAGAACTTTATTCGACCGTAGCGCGTTCGCGCGATGTAAAAGTATACTTTTTAAGTAACGCACTTTCGATTACAAACCCATACTTTCTATATTTTGACTTAAAATTGCCGTATGGAAAATCCATTAGCACAAAGGATGACATATTGCTTGAGTGTGTGCAGGATTCAGAATATGAAAATATGATGGCGCAAACAAGGTTTGGTAAACTTATTGCCGGAACGCCTTATGCTGATTATGCAATAAAGAATGAGTTTTTACGAGACGATAAAAATTTTATCATGAAAAAGACTTCTTCCTCTAGTTGCTTATTTGGACTTAAATATAAAGACGAGATTTTCGGTGTTTGGAGTGATTACAAAGCAGGACTGATGTTTGTTTCAAACGATATAGACCCATCATGTTCACTGGTTTATTCAACTACGCTTGACGATCATTCTCCAAATACAATGCTAATGAAAGGACACAAGTCTAGACTAATTGAAATATTCATACGATGCTATAAAGAGGGTGTTGTACGTTTTGAAACAATCAATATTAAAAATATGTGCAATGATATCATAAAAATGACATTATAAGAAAGGAGGGTAAATGAATGACTCATAAATATTTATATGTGCATAACAGAAAAAGAATTCTGAAAGAAATCGGCTTGTATAATGGAGAGACTATAACAGAGAATAAAACAGAAAGTTATAAGAAAGCTGTCTTATTACTCAATAAGAAGTATCTACCAAAACAGTACCATACGGAACTTTACTATATTGCTTCTGATAATATTCTAAGAACGATTGATAACATTAAGAACGCAAAATCAGAGCATTTCAAGGTTCAAGAATTCCGTTGTAACTGCGGCGGAAAATATTGTGCAGGTTATCCCGCGGCTGTTTCAAAGAATTTACTAATTGACCTAGAAAAAATCAGAAGCACTATAGACCAACCGATGCGTATTACAAGTGGCTTACGTTGTAAACGGTATAATAATTCACTAAAAAACAGCTCAAAAGTAAGTGGTCATATGACTGGAAAAGCGGCTGACTGGTGTTCGTCTGTTACATCAAAAAGAATTAAGAGAATAGACCTTTGTAAATCACTTTCAATACTACCTCATCATTTTTTCTGTTATACAGATGAAACTAGAAATAATGGTTCTATGGGAACGTCCATTCATTATGAGGTTAAATGAGTGCTGAAACATTACTACCTTTAATAGGAACAGTAATCACAGGGCTTGTAACTTTAACTGGTGTTATTATCACAAATAAAACGAGTGGTGACAAGATACAAGCTGACATGAAAGTGCATCAAGCAGTTATAGAAAATGAACTTAAAAATATTGAAAAACGGCTAGATGAAAATGAAGGTATTGTAAACCAAGTACCAAGACTTGATGAAAGGGTGAAAAATCTTGAAAAAAGGCTTAGCGTCAAAACTTGATAAAATTGGAAAAACCTTGCGTAAATCTGATGTATATTTGTCACTTGCAGTATTCAACTGTTTTTGGGTAATGGTAGTGTCAATTATTCTGATGTTTCGTGAGGGAACAGTAAATGATGTCATTGTAACAGCTTGGTTTACCCTTTGGGCAGTAGAACTTTATGCTTTAGCTTCAATTAAGAAAGAAAAAGAGAGGACAAAAAGAAATGATAACAAAAGAGAGATTGATGGAAATTGCGAAGAAAGTGACTGAATTAACAGGAGACAATGAAGAAGTAATGACGCTTCTTGCTGAAGTAACTAACGATTTTGAGCCAACTCCATCGCCGTCTGATGAAGACGTAAAAGACAAAGATGGAGTTAGTTGGAAAGTAAAGTACCAAAATATGCGTGAAAAGTATATTGACAGATTTTTCAATGGAAGTAGTGGAGATAATGACCCCATAGATGAACCAATAGATGAAGAACTGCCAAAAGAAGAAGTTAAATTCGAAGAACTTTTCACAGATGGAGAGTAAGAAAGGAGAAATATTATGCCTACAAAACCTAAAATTGTAAACTTAAATCCGGATGTTTCTAAGATGCTAAACGCAATTAGAACAAATGCTTCACAGACATATCAAGATAGAATTCCAGTGGCTACACAAGAAAATATTCGCGAAGTAGGAAACGCAATTTTGCAGTTTTACGCCACACAAAATGAATTCCTTAACGCGCTTGTGAACAGAATTGCACGTGTTCTGATTACTTCTAAAATGTATTCTAACCCATTAAAGAGATTTAAAAAAGGTACAATGGAATACGGTGAAACAATCGAAGAAGTTTTCGTAAATATTGCAAATGCTCAGCAGTTTGACCCCGAAGTGGCTGAAAAGGAAGTTTTCAAAAGAGAGATTCCGGACGTTAACGCAGTATTCCATAGACGTAACTATGAAAACTTTTTCAAAGTTACAATTAGTGAACAACAGCTTCGAGCCGCCTTTTTATCACAGCAGGGCATTTCAGACTTGATTGCTAGAATTGTAGATAGCTTATATAGCGGTTCTGAATTCGATGAATTCCTTATCATGAAACAGCTTATTGCAGATGCGGCAGCAGCGGGCAGAATGTACCCTGTGAAAGTTCCTGTACCGTCTGCGGCTTCTGCAAAAGAAATTGTAACTAAAATTAAGGGCATTTCAAACAAGCTTGAATTTATGAGCAGTATTTACAACCCTTACGGTGTATTGACTGTTTCTAAGAAGAATGAGCAGATTCTAATTATTGATGCGGAATTCGATGCAATGATTGATGTTGAAGTATTGGCTTCTGCTTTCAATATGAGTAAAGCGGAGTTTATGGGACAGCGTGTGCTGATTGACAACTTTGCTAACTTAACAGGAGTAGTTGCCGCGTTAGTTGATGAATCATTCTTCATGGTATTCGATAACCTTATTGAATTTACAGAACAGTATAACGCGCAAGGCTTGTACTGGAACTATTTCTTACATGTATGGAAAACGTTCAGTACATCGCCGTTTGCAACTGCTATCTTGTTCTTGATAACTGATATTGCAGTAACAGGCGTAACAGTAACGCCTGCTGCAGCAACAGTTCATAAAGGCTCGAACATTGTGCTCACTGCAAATGTGGCAGGAACAGGCTATCCGCCAAGCGAGGTAACTTGGGCTATTACCGGAAACACTTCTAACAAGACTTACATTTCACCGTATGGAGTGTTGTATATTGGAGACGATGAAACAACAGATACGATTACAGTTACAGCTACTTCCGATTATGATAAGTCTATGAACGGTACTTCTACAATCACAGTAGAATAATTAAAAAGGCGGGGTTTATCCCCGCCAAATATAAAGGAGATATTCATGGCTTTTATAGAAAGTGATTATGAACCGAAAACAGAGGTACGCATTTTAGCAAGCGTTCCAATGGATAACACTTATACCGACCAAATATGTTGGGTGCAATACCCGCAAGAAGTCGCACAAGACTATCAAACTGAATATTTCAAAGCAAAGACAAAATACACTTTCACAGAATTTACATACCAACGTACCGACAGCAAAGTAAAAGGAGGTAGACCGCAGCACACGATTCGCGTACCTCTTTCAGCAAACCAACTGCAAAGTGTAAACTATCTTATGTGGAATAATAACAATAAGTGGTATTATGCTTTTATCAATCAAGTAAATTGGGTGAATGATAACTGCGCTGAAATTGTTTATGAAATTGACATGTACCAAACATGGCAGTTTAAGATGGAAGCAAAGGAATGTTGGGTTATAAGAGAACATCCTGCTTCTGACGGATATTTTGCAAACACAGAGCCGGAACCTATCAACGTTGATTATTATGACGTTGCAAACTCTACGATTATAGCACCCGACCTTGGTAAACGTTCTATTGTTATGCTTGCTACAGAAAATGTAACAGGCGATTTTTCAGAACCCGATATGTTAGATGGTATATTTTGCGGGCTTTATTATAAAGCAGTTTCTGCAATAAGCGGTGCAGCTGAAGTAAAAACAACTTTAGACGCTTTCACAGCAGGCGGAAAAACCGATGCTATCGTCGCAATTTATATGACAATTTTACCACCACAAAAAGGAAGCATTGCGGGGGCTACGGTTAAGGACAGCGGTATCGCAGTTAAGTCGTTAAAGATGGGCGGAGGGTACACTGCAAAACACGCGAAACTTGCGTCTTATCCATACAGATTTTTTAAGGTTAGAAGCTATTCCGGTGACGAGGTAATTTTATACCCACAGTTATGTGAAGATGGAACTGTATCGTTCTATTTTTATGAAGCCGGTAATACACAATCATGTGTTATGCTAGTACCTAAAAATTATCAAGGCAGAGGACTGTCAAACGAAAACAGCGTTACATTCAGTGAGACAATAGCTGTTCCTTGGATTTACGACAACTTCACTAACTATATGGAACAAAATAGGCTAAAAATTCTGACTAATATAGGCGGCGCGGCTATTAGTGGGTACGGTATAACAAAAAGTGCCGAGGGTGCTTTAATGGGCGGCGGACTCGCCTTATTATCAGAATACGGAAATATGATGACGCAATATACACGCCCCGACCAAGAGCGCGGCACAGCTATATCCGGAAGTACGGCTTATGCGTGTGGCAGAATTGGGTTTGAAATCATTGAATACGTCGCTAACGCAAATTGCGCAAAACGCTTAGATGCATATTTTAACTCTTATGGATATGCCACAAACCGTTACAAAGTACCTAGACAATGGGGTAATTCACCTTTTAACTATGTACAAACTGGTGGCGCAGTATTCGGACGAGGAAACCTAGGTTCCGCCCCAGTAGACGCGGTTAACGTTGTAAAAGCGATGTTTGATGGCGGTGTACGGCTTTGGAATAAGGACAGCATTTCTCAAATTGAGTAGGTGATATCATGAATAATAAAATAAATTCGATACAAGGGTGGACCCCCTTGAGAGATGGTTGGAAGAACAGGATAAAAGCGCGTGTAAGAAACCAAAGAACTTTCATTGATTATATCACGCGCTTAGAAGAACTGTATATAAACATGTGGGAGTGGCAAAACTTGCCGGACACAGTAGATGCGAGATACCTTGAACTTATTCTTTGTGAATATGGATACGCGCTTTATTTCAATGATGAAACAATAGGAAATCTTGCGCTTACGTGCATGATAGGCGGAAACCTTAACGTATATAGAATTCCAACATTCAGACGTGCATACGCCACAAACGGATATCAGAAAAGCTGCACTGACAAAGACAGCGTGCTTATTTTCAATAATTATTTGCATACACCTGCGATGGAAACATTAGTTCTTTATGCAGAACGGCTTACAAACATAGAAAGAGCAATCGAAGTAAATGTTAACGCGCAAAAAACGCCTGTTCTTATTAAATGTAGCGAAAGTAAACGACTTTCTATGAAAAACACGTACGAACAGTGGAATGGAAATGAACCTGTTATTTATGCTTCAAAAGGACTAAACCCTAGCGATATTGATGTTTTACGAACAGATGCGCCGTACGTTGCAAATGATTTATACATGCTGAAAAGACAGACGCTGAATGAAGCTTTAACGTTTTGCGGAATTGACAACGCAAACACAGAAAAGAAAGAGCGGCTAGTTTCAACGGAAGTTTCATCGTCTCTAGGTGCAGTTAAAGCACAGCGGTATATTGCACTTAACGCAAGACGGCAAGCGGCAGAACAAATAAACAAAATGTTCGGTACAAACATTGAAGTCAACTTTAGACAAGAATTCGATGTATTCAATCCGGACGGCACTACAACTTTAGATGATACACCGAAAGTAAATCCACTTGATAAAGGCGGTGATGAATAATGGCGCGATATACGATTGAACTAGGTAAACTAATAGAGAGCGGTTACCCGCTTTCATTCGGAAACTACCCCATATTCGATGAAGAATACAGAAGCATTCTAGAGCAAAAAATAATTGACCATTACTACTTCAACGAAATAGGTGCTGAAACTGCCGATAGGTTTTCTTTCTATCTTAGACGAAAGATGCGCGAGATAATGCCGTATTACAATCAGTTATACGCAACTACTCTGTTAGAATTCGACCCACTTGTTACAGAATACTACGAAAATGGATATAAAGAAATACGGGGTATTTCTAGAAACCTATATGCAGACCTTGGAAGCAAAAGGGATAATAGCGGACGTGAAGCATCGAGCGAAAAGGAATTAAAGTCCTATACAGGAAATGAAGATTCAATACTTTCAGAAGTAGGAAAAGAAACAACAGGGCAGACTACAAATGAAACAGAACTAGAAACGATTCAATCTAATCAAGTCACGACAAACGACTTAACAGCGCAGACAGATACAACTAACAGCGGCACAGGAAACACTACTACATGGGGTCTAAAAGATAACGTATTCAGTGATGTACCGCAAGGAAAAATTGATTTTAAGATGCTTGTAAAAGCAGATGGAGAAACAACGATAACAGGGGACGGATATGCAACTACAGCAACTTATGATAAAACAAGAGAAAATAGTAAAACAGCAACGGAAGAAACATCAAGTAGTACCACAAAAAACACAGGTACAGTCGATGTGACTGGAAATAGCACTAGAAACAACACAAAAGACGGAAAACTGGATAAAACTATTGATGACACAAAAACAACCACAGGTAAAAACACACAAATATATAATGAGAACAACACGATAGATTACGAAAAGACAAATGACAGAAACGAGAAATTTAGACAAAATAGAAAAGAGAAAGAAAAAGAAAATACAGAACGAGACAAAAAGGAATACACCAAAGGAAGAAAAGGATTCTCACCAAGTAAATTATTGGAAGAGTATAGACAGCAGATACTGAATATTGATATGCAAATTATTGATGATTTAGAAGAACTGTTTATGCTCGTTTATTAAGGAGGATAATATGAATAATTGTAAAAAACCGCCTATTCATTGCCACAACGAAAAGCCGGACTTCCCTTGCGCACCGCCGGACAAACCTAACTTTTGCCCTAAGACGATGCCGCCGAAACCGCCATTCATGCCACCAGTACCAAGCATAGTAGAAGGACAGTCTCTTTATGAAGCTTTCAATATTCTCAATGGGAGAGTAAACGCAATGTGCAATACATACAATGATGTGATGCACAACTGCTACGAAACGCTTGAAAACTTATATAGAGAAGCAGAAGCAAACGGCGCATATTATAATAAATGCGAAGTTTATACAGAGGACGGATACAACGCAGACCAAGGAGCAACGTATAAGCTAATTCACAAAGCAGTAGTTGATAGACATAATAACCCTATTAGAGTAGAACTGCATCTTGCGTATGGTAATACTACGAACAGCAATATTGAGCAGAAGTTAAATTCCGCTTCAATGGTTGAACTCGCTGACAAGATTTTTATGGCGCAGCCTATAAGCGAGGACGGTTGGTATGGTGTAAACATTTACAAGGGCGCACCTATTCCAACGAGCGACGCTAACCAACTTTTCACAGTAGGTTTTACACGCCGCGGTTTTATGCGAGTTTATAACAATACTGCATCTAGTAACCAACTTATCAATGATACAATCGAAAATTCGATGGGTTGCGCAGGCGTTGTTATTCAGAATGGACAGTTATGCGACGGAAATTGGATAGCAAATATTCCGAACAAAGACATACAAACAGCACGTATCCTTATGGGACAAAATATCAATACAGGCGAGGTAATATGGCTGACATGCGACGCTACAGACAATGTGTCACATAAAGGTTTGACAACAGAAGCGGCGGCTAAAATTCTTTTGCAGTATGGGTGTTCGATTGCAGTAGAACTTTGTAGCGGTGAAAACACTGGCGCAATGGACAAGGGGCAAATGCTGATTCCTACCAAAGATGGTTCAATGCCTAAAGCTTATGCTTACTGGTATATCACTAGACGGTGCGAATACAGAAATGACTTTCAGAGAGAAATAGCAGAATTAACACAGAACTACGGCTATGTGGTATGGCAACAGTATGCTAACGAACTTCAAATTGAAGCCGCACGACAAGAAATTGCACAAGAGGTAGAAGATAGAAAAAAAGCTGACGAGCAGTTACAAAACAATATTGACGCGGAAGAAACTGCTCGAAAAGAAGCAGATAACACACTGCAAGCAAACATTGATGCAGAAGAACATGCGCGTCAAGATGAAGATAACAAACTGCGCGAAGCTATTAACGAAGAAGCGCAAACAAGATTACAAGAGGACACAAAGCTAAACACTGCTATACAGAATGAAGCTACACAAAGACAAATTCAAGATGAGGAGCTTTCTAACAGAATTGTAGCGTTAAATACACGCGTTTCAAGAAACGAAGAGAGCATAGCAGGACTTACAGAAATCACGACGAACTTAAATAACACAGTTACTGAATTAAATAAGCGTGTAACATCCATTGAAACTGGTTATACTGAAATAAGTAATAACCTAGTTGACCTTACAAAAATCGTAAACGATGTTAAAAATCAAATCACAAAAATCGAAGCAGGAACGACAGATTTACCATATGTTAAAAATGTTAATGGAACCGCAACAGGTTATATCCAAGTAAACCAGAGTGCTACTAGCGGTGTAGCAACTGTTGGAACACAATATCACAATGAAAACTTTACACGTGGAGTAAAGTTAAAATCCGCTAGTGCCGGAAACAGTATAGAGGTAACAGAGGGAACGACGACTTCCAGTGTAACGTTTACACCTACTGCAACAGATGGTACTAGGGTTGGAGGAGTTGCTACGCCACTTTCTGATAGTGATGTAGCGACAAAGAAATATGTCGACGAAGCGGCGGGGCAAGTGCCAGTTGACCCGAACAAAATGGATAAAAACAACGGTGTCGGAACTGGTACAACTAGCCTTGAAAACCTAGTAGTTACTGGTGATACCACACTCGACATGCTTAACGCGCAAACTGTTACAATTGGTGAAAGCATTATTGTGCCCGCACCAACAGGAGATACGAACGCGGCTACGAAAAAGTATGTTGATGATACAGCACAAACTGTTGCAGAAAATGAAGTGGCTAAAAGACTTGAAAGTCTTGAAGATGCATCTACGCCTTTACCGTATATTGCTAAAAATAACGGAAGCGGCACAGGAACTACTGTTCTTGAAAATCTGCAAGTGACAGGAAACACGCTTATAAAAACGCCGACCGCTGCAATGCAAGCAGCAAACAAACAATATGTCGATAATGTAGCAAGCGGACTTATACCAAGTGGGAAATATCTTGAAACTCGTGGTGGTACTATGGAGGGCGATATCGCAATGAGCGGTAACAAAGTCACAGGACTTGGTACGCCTAGTGATAACGCAGATGCTGCTACAAAAGTTTATGTAGACGAGCAAGTAGCTGCACAAAGCCCTGCAGGAAAGTATTTGCCTTTAACTGGTGGAACCATGAGCGGTGATATTGGGCTTGGCACAAACGCTATTAAAGATGGAACGCATAGTGTAAAGTTTAATAATGGAGTGCAGATAGACAATCTGACAGTAAACGGTGATACGCTTAGCGGGCTTGCTATACCTACGACTAACACAAATGCAACGCCTAAGCAATATGTTGATGCACTGATACCAACAGTTGTTTCGCTAACAATGAGTACGTCGGCTTGGGACAGCGCAGCAAAAACGTATAGTTTTGAAACTGCTTATCCTTTTGTAAACTATAACATTGCAATCGAACTTGCGGCAACTGCTACAGACGCACAGATTACAGCGTGGGGTGATGCAAAGATTTTAGGAAGTGCTACAGAGAACGTAGCGACAGCGAAAGGGACAGTCCCGACAGTTGACTTACCTATTATCTTGACGGCTACGCCAAAGAAATATATCGGCTAATTCCTCTATTTTAATATATGGTTTTAAGGGTTAGGGGTGGGTATAATATGATGAGAGAATACGGTTTAAGTTTATTACAAATGCAAAACATTATAGCGGTGCTTGTAGTAGGTGCTTATGTGTACCTTGCATGCACAGGAAAAATTGATGCAGACAGTGTTAACAATGTTACGTTGATGGTAGTTGGTTTTCTTTTCGGAAATCAAGCTAAGAAAGGAGAATAAATATGGAATGTAAAAATTGCGCACACTTCTTAGTGTGTAGATACAAACAGAGTTTAGAAGACATTAAAAATCTGATGAATTCATACGGAGAAGTATTTGACTGTACGGTTACGTGCATGTTTGCAGAAGAAGTGGGTGAATAAAATGGGATGTCTTATGGTTATCGTTATCGCAGTATTATGCGTGCGGATTTATTTGAATGGAGGGATATAACCATGGAAGCATATATAATAGCACTGGTTCTAGGTTTATTCGTCGTGTATATTGTACTCAATGATTATAAATAACAGAAAGAGAGGTAAAATAAAATGGGATGTAGTGTGAAAACTGGAAATTTTGGAAGCGGCGGTGGCGGAATTATTCCTATACCGGAAATTAAATTTGTTGGTGAATATGAAGTAAAAATGGATTACAGCTCGAGTCCTATATATTTCACGGATGTACCAGTTGAGCAAGGAAAAAATTACCTAGGATTTTTATATCTTCCAAATTCATTAGGACCAAATGCAATTGCATTTACAGGGTATGTTGGAGTTTCGGGTGGTCAACAAATAACCTCAAATATGGTTCTAAAAGACGGAGTAGGAAACAAGGCTAACGGTGCTGGAATAGTAACATTTAATAACCTAAACAACAATATATCTATAGGTGCGCCTAGTTATAACTTTCAACAAGGAAAAACTTACAAACTTAGTTTATATGAATTTACAGTATAAGCCCCTTACGGGGCTTTTAGATTCCGTACAAACCCAGTTCCTACCACTGTAAGTATGTACCAGTTCTATCCTTTCCGATACTTGCCTACCACTGGTAGCATCTTCCATTGTACTAACTTTCG